ACTAATAATAAAGTAGTCGTATAGGTATTTAGAGTGCCAAGTCCTTTATCTAAAGTAGTTCCTATGAGGGATGCCAAAGAACTCTTTGGCAAGATATCTCAAAATAATCACTATGTGGTTAATTTTTCTTCACTCAATACTGCAATCACAAATCACATTAGGAGAAAATTTAGAGTTCCTGATGCTAGATCTTTTGTTTCTAGAAAAACTGGTATTTTGTGTTCCGAGGCATTACTACCGACCAGTGGATATGCTACTGCAGAGGTGAAGGGTGATTTCATGGGTATTCCTCAGCAGTTTGCTCATACTAGATTATATACTGATGTTGACTTTACTTTTTATATTGATGATGATTATAAAAATCTGAGAATATTTGAAGGTTGGATGGATTTTATTTCAAGTGCTAGTGGACGTAATGAAAATAGTAAAACTTATTATCGAAGATTTGAATATCCAGATACCTATAAATGTGATACAATGTATATCACAAAATTTGAAAGAAATTATAAAAATGAATTGGTTTATCAATTCAGAAATGTCTTTCCAAAATCCATGACATCTATTCCAGTGTCTTATGGTTCTGCAGAATTACTAAAGGTTAATGTGACATTTAATTATGATCGTTATATTGTAAATCCAGGAAGTTACTCTGGATCAAATTCTACTGCAAAACCAATTCAAAAATTAAGTAACGATACGTCAAATCCTTCAAATACTCCTGTTGATCCTCCTGCCGGTTCTATTTCTAGTGACAGGCTTCGTCGAAGTCTAGCTGCAGTAGAACCATTTAACGGTTCAATTAGACAAGCAGCAGAGCAAACTGGCAGATTGGATTTAACTAGACCATTTGGTTTACCAGTACCATTAGCATAACCACGATAAATAACCACAACTGACATTATAATGGGTTGTTATGCCATTACCAAAGATCAATACACCAACGTATGAGTTGGATTTGCCTTCTACAGGAAAAAAAATTAAATATCGTCCATTTTTGGTCAAAGAAGAAAAAATACTTTTAATAGCATTAGAATCTGAAGACATGAAACAGATTTCTGATGGAATTGTCAGAATTTTGAACGATTGTATTTTGACAAGAGGAGTAAAAGTTCAATCTTTAGCAACTTTTGATATTGAATATCTGTTTTTAAATGTTCGTGCTAAGTCTGTTGGTGAAACCGTGGAGGTAAATGTTACCTGCCCAGATGATAATGAAACCACAGTTCAGATGGAAATTGATATTGATTCTATCAAAGTTCAAAAAAATAAGGAACATAAAAGTATTATTAAATTAGATGATACTTATTCTATGAAGTTGAAGTATCCTTCCTTCGATCAGTTTATTGGAAATAATTTTGAAGTTGATAATGATGTAAGTGATGTAAGTAAATCTTTGGATATGATTACATCATGTATTGAAATGGTATATGATAAAGAAGAGAGTTGGAGTGCATCTGATTGTACTAAAAAAGAACTTACACAATTCGTAGATCAATTAAATAGCAAGCAATTTAAAGAAATTGAAAAGTTCTTTACAACAATGCCTAAACTTTCTCATACTATTTCCGTAAAAAATCCAGAGACGGGAGTAGAGTCTGACGTTGTTCTTGAGGGATTAGCAAGTTTTTTCAGTTAGGTATGGCTCACACAAGTCTTGAGTCATACTTTAAGATTAATTTTGCCTTGATGCAGCATCATAAATATTCATTAACAGAGTTAGAAAATATGATTCCGTGGGAGAAAGAAATTTATCTTGCTTTACTCCAACAATATATTGAGGAAGAAAACCTAAAGGCACAACAACAGAATGGCATTTAGTAGTCCTATTTTAAAATCACCTTTAATAAAAGTAAACAGGAGAAAAATTTCCTCCTCAAGTTTTCGTCCTGTTAATGATACGGCATCTATATCATCTACTTTAGAAGAAACAAATAAAATCCTTGTAGAAATCCAACAGCAAATTGGTATTGCTTTTGGAATGAGAAATGCAGAAGAGAAAGAAAAAAATGAAAATTTAAAAGAGGAAAGATCTAGAGAAAGATTAAGATTGAGAGAAGGTGCACTAGAGAGTGTTAAGAAAATAGGAACCGTTGTAAAGGGAGCAGCAGACACTATTCTCCAACCAGTTAAGGGAATTTTTGAAAAAATAATGGACTTTCTCAAAGTTCTTGGTACTGGTTTTGCAGTCAATGCTGTTTTTGATTGGTTAAAGGATGAGAATAATATTAAAAAAGTAGAAGGTTGGTTTAGTTGGATTAAAGATAATTGGAAGTGGATGGCAGCAGCAGTTGGTGCTATTGCCTTATTGCCTGTCATTAGTACTATTAGTGGTATATTAGGTCCTGTGGGATTAATTGTTGGGTTACTTGCAAAAGCAGTTCCTTTACTGCTTGCAGTTTTGACTAATCCAATATTTTTAGGAGTTGCTGCAGGTGCAGGATTATTGCTTGGAGGTAAAGCGATAGCAGATGCAATTAGAAGAAATCGTGCTGGAGGTGAGGCACATTTAAATGCTTTTGATGCATTAAAAGAAGAACTGAGTGAAGAAATACCAGGTATTAAGATAAAGGGTTCTGGTAAAGGTGAAACATTTGGTTTTGGTAATTTAAAGGGCAGATTTGCAAAATCATTTTCTTCTACTGCAACAGAAGAACAAAAAGCACTTTTAGAAAGTTATAAAAAGAGAAGAGATGCTCTGATTGATAATAAAAATGCCATGCAGGCAGAAATAAGTAAACAAAGAGATGCTGTTAATCCTGTCATGAAAGAAAGAAAAACAAATCAGCAAGAAAGAATGCGAGGTGGTGGTGCAACAAGAACTGTAGAAGACAGACAAGCAACAGAAAAATTAAGAAATGAAGCAGAAAGTAAAGTTAGAGCACAATTTGAAGGAAATATACAAGGTATTATAGAAGCAAGAAGAATGGGTGGTCCAGTGGTCGCAGGAAGACCTTATCTTGTAGGAGAAGGTGGTCCAGAAATGTTTACACCCGCTTTTAATGGAAATATTATTAATAATATGAAAACTGAAAAAATTTATGAAATGATATCTTCCAAAAATGCTGGTAAGATTAACTTTGTATCGATGGAACTTCCTCCAAAATTTATGAATAGTGGAAAAAATACTTCTACCGAAGAACAACAGGAAATTCCTATTCCTACAATATCAGCAG